TGCGTTGGGTCTTGCTCGGGGGAGTGGGCATGGGTTCAGCCCACCTCGTCGTAGTCGCCGTACCAGCCGCCGATGCTGAACCCGGTGTAGGTCCCGTCGTCGAACTTGGCCAGCACGCCCTCGTCGAACTTCGCCGCCACCATCAGCCCGTACTTCCCGCCCGTGTCGAACTTGAACGCCTTGGCGATCTCCTCCGTCATGGGGAAGGCGAACAGGATGGAGCCCCGGTCGGGGCCCGCGTGCATCGCCTTGGCCGCGCGGCTGTTCTCCATGAAGTCCGTGGCCGCCTCCAGCATCACCGCCTCGGGGATGTGATCCCCTTGCAGGTCGAAGTAGGGCTGCCCGTCCACCTTGGAGACGATGGCCCAGCCCAGGACGAGTCCCAGGCTGCGGTCCACTTTCGCCACCTTGAAGTTGGTGCGAATGGGGTTGCGGGTCTGCTCCATCGAGGTCCGAGCCTCCTGTTGATAGGTGAAGTTGGGGGCAAAAGTCAAGCCCCCTGTGGGAAGATCAGGCCGCCGGGTCGCCCAGGTCGATGTACAGCAGCTCGACCCAGCCGGTGAACTCGATGGCGCCGTCAGCGGTGATGACGTCCACCACGTTCAGGTACACCGAGTCCGAGGACGCCGCGAGGAAGCCCAGGGCCTCGGTGCCCGTCGGGCCGCCCTGGATGACGCCACCCGCGTCCGCGTCCAGCTTCGGCACGATGTCGTCCTCACCCGCGTTGGCGAAGGTCGTGCTGGCGACCGAGGCGGTGCCCAGGGCCACGTCGATCGAGTCGAGACCGGCGGCGGAGCCGTCCACGCCGACCGCCACGAGGTCCACGAGGGCCCCGACGATGATCAGGTTGCCGTCGGGGAGGTCGCACAGCTTGACGCTGCCGAAGTCGTCGTCAGCCTCCATAGCGACGGACAGGCTGTCGAGGCGGAAGCGGGCCCGGCGGACGGCCAGGCTACGGTCCTCCAGGCGGACACCGCCCGCCGCGTTGGCAGTGACGGCTCGACCGGAGCCCAGGCGGGCTCCGTCCACTTCGAGGTTCGGGAGGGACGTGCGGACTTTGGACTTGTGCATGGGTAGGTCTCCTACAGGGGTTGAGCGGTCGGGATCGCCTCGCGGGCGGCTGACGTGTAACGGGTCGTGACCGCGCAGACACACTGCGCGGTGTCCTCGACGGGGGCACGGTCGTCCCCCGGGAACTCCAGGGCGTTGCCGAGCCCGGAGGAGAACATCTCGCCGATGCCGCGCTGCTGGCCTTCCATGGCCTTGTGGGAGTCGCGGACGTTGCCCAGCTTCGACGTGTCCCATGTGCGGATCAGGTCGCCCTGGCTGAGGTGGCCGTCGGCGATGGCCTGGCGGTACATCTCGTCGTTGCCCAGGTGGACAGAGCGCAAGGACTCGGTGCGGGCGATCACCTCGGAGCGGTACTTGACCCAGCGGTCGGTGTACCTCGACACCATGTTGTCGATCTGGTCCTGGCGAAGCGGCACGCCGTCGCGGATGGCGCGGTTGACCGTGCGGTCGAAGCGGCGGTCACGCAGCTCCCGGTCGAGCGCGCGGGGCGACAGCTCGTTGAGGTTGCGGCGGTAGTTGTTGACGATCTCCTGCTGGTAGCGGGTCAGGCCGATTGAGTCACGGAAGGCCCGCGCCTGCTCGATGGGGTTGGCCCCGCGCTGGATCCCGTCGATGAGGGCTGCGCGGGTCGCCTCGCGCTGCTCCGCCATGAACTCGGTGACCATCCGCAGCCGGTTCCGCGTCATCGCGGACAGCGCGTGCTGGTTCACGTGGTCGAACTCGACGAGGATGTTGAGGTTGCCGCCGATGCTGGCCGCCGTCTCCGAGCCGGACAGGATGACCACACTATTGAAGAGATTTGACAATCTCAACGCAGCAACTTCTGCGGTCAGCAATGCCTCGTCCACCTGCCCAGCCAGGAGTAGCGCGCTGATCTCTTCCAGGGAGCGCTGGTCCTTGATGCTTCGGATTACAGCCAAGAAGCGGGCGCGGAACGTGGGCTGTACCCTTTGGACAAGGGCTTCTAGGCGGGAGGCCGGGTCGATGAACTCAGCCATTCCGCTCCCTCTTCCAGCGAGCGCAGGCCGCCGCGCTCATCTTTCGTTTGGACTCAGCACTGTGGAGCCTCCCAGCGCTTGCCGCTCCGATCTTGGCCTTGGTCTCCTCCGAGTGTGGACCGCGACGGGTCCCGAGCTTCGCCGCGCGCAGCTTCTCCTTGTGCTCGTCAGTCAGGGAGCGTCCCAGCTTCGCCTCGGACAACCTTCGCCTGGTTTCCTCGCTGTGGGTGAACCCCGGAAGTCCGCCCTCGCCACCATCCGTCAGGTTGTACCCCAGAGGAGCCTTGGTCCCGAGCGCCGCGATAGCGCGCTTCTCCAGCTCGAACATCTCGGAGTCCTCCACCTGGGCGAGGGTCTTGACCTCGAAGGCTTCTGGGCTGTACTTGCGGATGGCAGCGTGGATTGCGAGGTTCCCACGCTGTGAGTCCTTCATGTGCTGACGCCAACGCTTCTCCACAGAGCGGACCGTCACTCCCACGTAGCGCTTCCCGCTTGGGGAGGTGAGTTGGTACAGGAATCCCATGGATCAGTTGAAGGCGACGATGCCGCTGGCGCCGGTCCCCGTGGCGTGGACCCGGGTGACCACCATTGGGATGATGTCCCCGGCGGTGACCGCCGCGAAGTTGACCACCGCGCCGCCGATCGTGACGCGGAGGGTGCCGGAACTGCCGATGTACAGCGCGCGGCAGGGGTTCGCCAGGTCGTTGTCGTTGTCGGGAGTGACCGCGACCGCCTGGGTGAAGGGCTGGGTGGTACGTTTGGTGTTCATCTTGTCCTTGGCGACGATGAAGCGTGGTATGGGCTTGGCCTTCTTGACCATGCGGGGAAGGGGCGTGACGGTGTAGTCGTAGTCCGAACCCACACCATCTTCATAGACTCAGGCTCCCCGAACCTGGCACACGTAGGTGGCCGCATCCGGGTCGCGGGCGGGGATCCCCACGATGACGTAGGTGCGACCCTCGGCGGTCAGCTTGTCGTTGGGCTCCGGGATGGCCCCTCCGGCAATGGTGTCGCCCAGGAGAAGCGCCTTGCGGTCGCCCCGTTTGATCGTGGTCCCGTCGAACTGGCTGTCACGGTAGTCCTCCAGGATCCCACGACAGGTGCGGGGCGTCTCGACGGCAGCGGGTCCGGCGGCGGGGTCGCCGACCGTGCGCGCGCCAGTCACCACCTTGATGAGGGTGAACGGCAGCAGCTTCGGCCCCAGCTTCGAGGCGAGGATGCCGGCGATGTCCTTGCCGAGCAGCTTGTTGCCCATCAGTCCTCGTCCCCCACCATGAGGGTGACCGCGAGCGCGCGAGCCGGAGGAGCCCCGGCCATCACGTGGTCGAGGCTGCCCGGGACGGCATGGAACTGGATCCCAACCCGAGGCTCGGGGGTCGAGTGGCACTCCAGCAGGGCGAGCAGGGAGGCACAGAGGAAGGCACGCATCAGAACGGGGTGTTGCGGTCGTAGTCGTCGCACGGGTCGAAGATGGATTCACCCGTGGCGCCGATCGCCTCCGGGCCGCAGCTGGCGGACGAGGACCGCAGGTAGCACTTGATCAGCTCCATCACGTTCCCTGGGAAGCGGGTGGGGAAGATCGAGCCGTCACGGTTGAAGAACTCGATGCTGGCCGAGCCCGCCTGAAGCCGTCGCACGTTGTCGTCGGTCGTGGTGGACACCTCCAGGTCGGGATTCTGGCTGATGGCGTAGGCCAGCTCGATCTGGGCCGCCTCGATGTCCGGCGGCACCTCGTCCTCGGGGATGGCCTCCCCGAGGCAGTCCGTCACGCCCGAGGCGGGGAAGTGCGCCGGGCCCGCCGTCGGCGTCCCCTCCCACTGCTGCTTCTCCAGCAGGCGGAAGGCCGACAGCAGGGCCTGGTCCTTCTGGTCACTCGTGAGGGCACCCCAGTTGGTGGTCCAGGCGAAGCTGTCACCCAGGTAGGTGTCAGCCTGGGCCTGGGTCACGTAGGTGTTGGTCCCGACGACGAGGGCGGAGGGCATGGCGTCAGCGGCGGCGGACCGGCTCCGCGATGGGTTGGGCCTCGCGCACGCGGGGTTGCGGCGCGGGGAGGGGGTCAAGGCCCGGGGGCACCAGGAGTGCCGTCAGCTCCTCGGGAGTCATGGGGCGGTTCGATCCGTCGTGGGTCCAGATGGGGTAGGACGGAAGGGCCGACAGA